CTCGAGGCCGTCGAGAACATCGTGATCGTGTACGACAACGACGCGATGGACGAGAGCCGGACGGACGGGAAGAACCCCGGGGAGGAAGGCGCTCGCAAGGTCGCGGAGGAGTTGGGCCCGTGGCGGTGCTACAGGGTGACGCTCCCTCGGAAGGACGTCAACGACTGCCTGGTGCACTATGGGCCCACGGCTGCGGACGAGATCCGCAAGGCGATGGCGGCGGCGAAGCGCATGGGCGGGACGGGCATCGTGTCCATTCGTGAAGCGTGCGAGGAACTGCTGGCGGACCCACTGTCGGCAGACCCCGGGCTGCAGACGGAGTGGGATGGGCTGAACGCGGCGATCGGTGGCATCCGCAACGAGCTGATCGTGGTGACGGGCGACACCGAAGCGGGCAAGACGACGTTCTGCAACGCGCTCATGCTGTGCTTGGCGAAGGCGGGGGCTCCTGGTTTGATGATCTCGCCGGAGATGACGCGCAAGCAGATTGCTCGCAAGCAGATGAGCATGTACGCGGGGAAGTCGTTCTTCCTCATGACCGATGACGAGAAGCGCATGGCGATGGATGGTTTGCAGGAACTGCCGATCCATGTTGGGCACGTCGAGGGCATGGTCGGGCTGAAGGTGGTCGAGAAGACGCTTGAGGCGTTCGTGCGCAGGCACCGAGGGCGGGTGGCGGTGATCGATCATCTGGACTTCGTGATGGATTGGCAGGCGCGCGACGAACGGCACGAGATCAACCGCGTGGTGCTTGAACTCCAGGGGTGGCCTGCAAAGTACGGGCTGGCCATCATCCTTGTAGCGCACCCGACGAAGAACCGGGTCAACCAGGTGACGGGGAAGAGCCGGCGCATTACGCGCGACGACATCCGTGGTTCGGCGGCGATCAAGCAGATGGCGATGACGATTCTGAGCCTCGACCGCGTGGGAGGCTCGCGGCTGAAGGTCTACGACGAGAAGGTCAGGTGGGACGGCATCAAGGTGGCTGGCGCGGTGCTGTTGGAGTACGACACGCGGACGATGCGCTACGTGGAGGTCGAGGAAGATGAGCCGATCGTGAAGCGTCCGCCGAAGGGCACGAAGGCGAAGGTCAAGGGTGATGGCCAGGCGGATCTCGAGGTCGGGACGACGAGCGGCAGGGATGGGGTCGATGACGGTTTCGAGGTGGCCAAGGCGGCCATCCTTGCCGACATCGCGGACGACGACAGCGGAGACGCTGGGAGGTGATCGATGAGCGACGAGAAGTTGGCGGCGGCTGGGTCGGTGGACGTGAAGGCCCGTGGGCACGCGGAGGCGAAGTGCGCGAAGTGCCACGGCACGGAGTGGAACGACCCGCGCATGAGCCACACGGGCGGCATGGTGAGCATCGAGTGCGCGGCGTGCCAGCGGCGCAAGAAGACGTTCCCGCCGATGCTGATCCTGCTGGCGGACGGCGCGGTGCACGAGGTGCTGTGGCACGAGGACGAGATCCAGCGCAAGCCGAAGTTGGAAGGCGACCTCGACGAAGAGAAGTTCGTCACGCTGACGTTGAAGGTTCCGCTGCTCGTGAGGGAGCGCTTCCGGTACGCGGGGGCCATCGCTCGGGTGATCAACGGCATCGAGAGCGAGAGCGCGTGGCCGGTGGCGGTGGTCGAGGCGGTGGTCGAGGACTACATCCAGAGCAACGAGCACCTGGTGACGGGTGTGGAGTTCATCGACAACGGCGACGGGTCGTACGTGGTGAAGACGTCGGAGAGCGCGACGACGACGCAGCACGAGCGGTCGGAGAGCGTGCGGGCGAAGATGGTGGAGTTGGGCACCGACCAGGTGGCGAAGGCCACGATGGCGCTCGCGGAGGAAGAGGGCGCGCTGGCGGGTGACGAGCCCACGGTGGCGGACCTCGACGACGACGGCCCGCTGGGCGGCGAGACCACCGAGACCACCGCCGAGACCACCGCCGAGCAGCCGGCGAAGGGCTGGACGCCGCGGGTGGTGGGTGACGACGACCGGGCTGTGAGCGACGGCCAGCCGGTGGACGCGAAGACGGTGGGGCGCGCGGGGGAGCTTGAGCAGATGACGAACGAGTCGCTGGTGAAGCTGGCGCACGGGATGGGGCTGGTGGCCACGCCGCGCATGCCCAAGCGGCTTCTCGTGAGGATGATCATCGACGTCGAGTTCCCCCACACCGAAGCGCGGGGCGAGTAGATGGCAACGCCGATCATCGTGGGCGAGGGGTCCGCACGGTACCTGGAGCGCATGGCTGCGAACGCCGCGCGAGCCGAGGGGATCTTGCGCTACCTCTCGCCCGCGGTGCGTCGGCTGCACGGGTGGGAGCGCGAGATGGTGGAGCGCGTGATTGGCGAGGTTCGCGCGTGGCGGGCTGGCGGGGCGGTGCCCGGTATTGGCGACGAGACGCTGGTGAGGCTCGCGAGGATCGCAGAGCGGATGGACGGGGTGTAGGTGATGATCCTGCTGAAACCTAGCGTGGTGCTGGAGTTCGGGCCGACCAATGAGGAAGCGGTGCGCATCTTGGAAGCGGCCGGGCGCGTGTGCTACAAGAGCGAGGCCAAGAGCGACGGGTCGCTGGCAGGTGCCGAGGCCTTCATCCGGAGGATCATCGAGCGCGGTCACGAGTCGGTGCTGGAGCACGTCGGCTGGACCCTGCGTTTCATCACCGACCGAGGGGTCACGCACGAGTTGGTGCGTCACCGGATCGGGGTGGCGTTCTCGCAGGAGAGCACCCGGTACGTCGACCAGACGGCAGAGGGACACGGCGGGCACTGCCAGTTCATCATTCCAAGCGGCATGTTCTACCGGTGTGCCATCACCCCAGGCCAGTACGAGAAGGGCCATCGTGCAGGTGTCGGGCTGATCGGCGCTGACGACTTCGAGTTCGGGTGGGACTGGCTGGAGTGCCGGTGGTTCAACGTCATGCTGGAGGCAGAAGAGGCGTACAGCATCATGCGTCAGCAGGGGGTCTCACCGCAATGGGCTCGGGCGGTCCTGCCCAACTCGACCAAGACCGAGATCGTCATGACCTGCAACGCACGCGAGTGGCGGCACATCTTGAAGCTGCGTACCTCGTCGGCGGCGCACCCGCAGATGCGCGAGGTCATGGACGTAGCTCAGGCGCTGCTCGCCGAGCGGTGCCCGGTGCTGTTCGGTGTGACGCCATGACCACCCCCGCGCGCTCCCCCCGCCACCTCGCCACCGTCCGCACCCGCCCGTGCTGCCTTCGTGGTCTCGGGATGGGGCACTGCTTGGGGCCCGTCGAAGCGCACCACGCGTTCGGGAGCGCGACGGGTGGGGGCAAGGCGTTGAAGGGGTCGGACTTCGCGGCGGTCCCGCTGTGCCACCTGCACCACCAACGCCTGCATTCGGAGGCGGTGCCGGCTGTGTGGCTGGTCGAGATCGCGGCGGCGGCGATTCGGGGGGCGGTGGATGCGCTGGGCGAGGAAGGCGTCGAGGTGTCGGCGCTGGGCACGAAGGCGTTGCGGCTGGCGATCGGGCGGGCGGTGGGCGAGGTGGTCGAGACGGTGGACGAACTGGCGGGAGGTGGCGAGTGAGTTACATGAGCATGGAGAACCTGTACAGGCCGCGTGCGCAGCGGATCCTGGAGTTCCGGCGGCTGTACGCGATGGAGAAGGTGCACGGCACGAGTGCGCACGTGATGTACCGCGGCGGGGTTGTGCACGGCTCGTCGGGAGGCGCCGGAGCCAAGGCGTTCGAGGCGTGCTTCGACCGGCTGGCGCTGTGCGAGGCATTTCGTGCGCTGGGCCACGACAATGTGACCGTCTACGGCGAGGCATACGGCGGCAAGATGCAGGGGATGCGGCACACCTACGGCGACGCGCTGCGCTTCATCGCGTTCGAGGTGAAGATCGGCGAGACGTGGCTCGACGTGCCGAATGCCTGCGACGTTGCGACGAAGCTCGGTCTGGAGTTCGTGCCGTGGGTGGAGGTCGAGGCGCCGACGCGTGAGGCCATGATCGCGGCGCTGGACGAACAGCGCGACGCGCCGTCGCAGGTGGCGGTTTGGCGTGGCGTCAATGTCGAGAAGCCCCGCGAGGGGATCGTGATTCGCCCGCCGTTCGAGTGCGTGAGCAGCGACGGGACGCGGTTGATCGCGAAGCACAAGGGCGCTGCGTTCGCCGAGCGCGCGCACCCGCCGAAGGTGGTCGACCCGGGGGATCTCGAGATCCTGCGTGACGCGGAGGCCATCGCCACCGAGTGGTGTACCGGAGAGCGTCTGCGACACGTGCTCGACGCGCTGGGGGTCGTCGACCTTGCGCCGGAGCACACGGGCAAGGTGATCGCTGGCATGGTCGCGGACATCGAACGCGAGGCCAGCGGTGAGGCGGAGTTAACGCGCGAGGCTCGGAAGGCCATCGGGACGGCGGCTGCGCGGCTGTACAAGGAAGCGCAGAAGGCTTCGTTGGCTGGAGGTGGCGATTGAATGTGCTGACCACGGACAGGACTGGCGCGAAGAAGCTCGGCATGTACCCGCCTGGCGCGGTGGTCCAACTGCGCGAAGGGGTCGAAGGTCCAGACCAGCGCGTGGGCCACGTGGTCAGGACGTTCCTGGCGCCGATTGGGTACAGCGTTCAGCATGGCCGCGCTGGCGACAAGTGCCCGTTCAATTGGGGGCAGGCAGAGGTCGAGCGCGTTGGGTGGCGGCGGGCGCTGCGGTACCGCGTGACGGGGAGGTGACGACGTGAATGTTGGACGCGACTTCAAGGTGATCGACGGGTTGCCGGTGTGCCAGACGCCGCGGGCGTTCGAGGCGTGCTGTGACGACTGCGCTGGGCTGGGGAACGACGGCGACGGAACGCCCCTGTGCATGGGCGAGGTGCGTGACGACCGCGCACGCCTGGTCGAGATCGCGCGGGTGGTCTACGGCCCCGACTACAGCGAGGCGTACGACAGCGAGCGGTCGCTGGCTGGGCTGGCGCAGGCGGTGGCGGCTGGGTGGGGCGAGAAGGAGCGGCTGCGGGGGGTGGCAGAGCTCTACGCGCGCTCCGACGACCTGGTGACTGCCGGCTGCCACTGCGACGGCGGCTGTGACGGGGGTCACCATGGCTGACACCATGCGTCTGCGCGTCCAGCCCGCGAGCGTCGACACCCTCTCACGTGCCATCGTCACGGGGACGATTCGCGCGCTGTCGGTGCGGCAACCATGGGCCACTCTGCTCGTGGCAGGCTACAAGACGACGGAAAATCGCGATTGGCGCCCGCATGAGCGACTGCTGACCGACGCGGGCGGCTGGCTGTTGGTGCACGCGTCGAAGATCGCTGACACCCCGCGAGCTCACCGCGAGATCGACGACGTGGCTCGTCAGCACGTGGGACCGCTGCCACGCGAGGACGTCGACACCATCCTGCGGGCGATCGCGGGGGTGGACGTGGCTGCACTCGACGAATGGATGCAGTCGCGGGTTGCGGGGTGCGTCGAGGACCTGCGGATGGCGGACACGACGTGTCTCCACTACCTGCTGGCGGCGAAGCAAGCGGTCGACGGGAAGGGTGGTGG